GTTCTGGGTTGGATGCGGACAAGCTGGACGGGCTGCAAGCCACTAGCTTTTTCCGAGCGGACCAAAGCGGCGCGCTGACCAACCTTGGTGGCTCAAAGCAGATTTTCCAAGGCTGGGCCGGTGACGGTTCGCGCTGGTACTTGACCCCTAGGAAATCAGACGACTCCAATTGGGATTGGGATTTCGAATTTGGCTTTTCCCGCCAAAATGATTGGTGGTACTGCGATACAGATATCATTATCAAAGGCTACAAGGCCTGGCACGCAGGCAACCACGGCGCAGGCTCTGGGCTGAATGCGGATCTTCTGGATGGCGATCACGCCGCAGTTTTTGCCCGCAAGGGCTGGGACTACACCAGCCCGGCAACGGCCTTGTCGCTGGGGGCGAGTACATTCCTGCACGGTCTTGGGGCGGCGCCAACCAAGCTCGAATTTGATCTGGTCTGCACTGTAGACAACAACGGATATGTCGTCGGCGACCGGATCGTTGGGGTATCTTCAAGCGTCATGACAGCCTCCGGGCGTGGTCTGCTGTCCTTTGTTCCGACCGGTAGCACTTCAAGCGTAAAGGTCGTTATTGGGTCTGCGCTCCGCTTCGTAAACACCTCAGGCGGTGAGGCAGATCTTCCTTTTACCAGTTGGCAATTCATCCTCAAGGCCAGCCTGTAAGGGAAAAACCGCCAGAGGTAGAGGGGCCGTAAAGGCGTCATTTTCATTGCAACACAAATTAGCAGTGAGGACAGAATGGCTGGTTTTCTCCACGGCGTCGAGGTGCTTGAGATTGACGCGGGTCCCCGCCCAATTCGCACCATTTCGACCGGCATCATCGGCGTTGTAGGGACGGCCCCTGCGGCTGACGATACCGCCTTTCCATTGAATACGCCCGTTATGGTGGCTGGGAGTCGCCGCGAGGCTGCTTTGCTGGACACTACGGCAGATGGCACTGGCGGTGGCACCTTGCCCCCGGCGCTTGACGGGATCTTTGATCAGATCGGTGCGGTGGTGATCGTTGTGCGCGTTGAGGAAGGTGCAGACGAAGCCGAGACACTGGCCAATATCATTGGCGGCGTGAACGCCGGAACAGGCCAGTTTGAGGGCTTGCATGCGCTGGTTGGTGCTGAAAGCGTTGTCGGCCATGCACCCCGCATCCTTTGCGCGCCTGGCTGGACCCATCAGCGGCCAAGTGATCTGGCAAACCCGGTTGTGGCCGAGCTGGAAGGAATTGCCGACCGCATCGGCGCGGTGATCATTGCAGATGGTCCCAACACAACGGACGCAGCCGCGCAGACATATGCGGGCGACTGGGGCACCTCTGGCCGGGTTTATGTAATCGACCCATGGGTCAAGGTGCTGAACGGCGCTGGCGAAATCGTGGATGAGCCTGCATCGGCCCGGGTCGCGGGTGTGATCTCCCGAACCGACAACGATATTGGGTTTTGGGTCTCCCCGTCCAACCAGGGCATTTATGGCATTGTCGGCACATCGCGTCCGGTTGATTTCAAACTGGGCGATCAGTCCAGCCGTGCCAATCTGCTCAATGCCAATGCCGTTACAACCATCATTCGGCAGGACGGCTTTCGCCTCTGGGGCAACCAGGTGCCCACTGCTGACGCCAAATGGCAGTTTTTGTGCGTGCGCCGCACCGCTGATGTGCTGAATGAAAGCATCCAGCGGGCGCACCTTTGGGCCGTGGATCGGGCCATCACCAAAACCTACATCGAGGATGTGGTCGAAGGGGTGAACGGCTTTATTGCCCTTCTGGTGGCGCAAGGCGCTCTGCTGGGCGGCAATTGCTGGGCGGATCCAGATCTCAACACGGCGGCGAGCATCCAGAATGGGCAGGTGTGGTTCAACTTCGACTTCACCCCGCCTTACCCGGCTGAACGCGTGACGTTCCGCTCGCACCTGGTCAACGATTACATCTCGGAGGCACTGGCATAATGGCTATTCGCAATGTCCTGAAAAACTTCAATCTGTTTGTCGATGGTCGCGGCTATGCAGGGGAGCTGGGCGACTACACGCCCTGCAGCCCATCAGTTGCCGCTGAAGAGTGGCGGGCAGGTGGCATGAATGCCCCCGTTGATATCGACATGGGGCAGGAGAAAATGACCAGCTCCTTTGTGTTGAAAAACTACAGTGCCGATGTGCTGGCCCTTTGGGGGATTGCCCCGGGGAAGCTGATCCAATTCACCGCGCGCGGTGCCTTGGAAAGCGAGGACGGCACTGTAACGCCTGTCATCCACAACATGCGGGCCAAGATCCTGCAGAACGACCGGGGCACCTGGTCGCCGGGGCAAAGCGCCTCCCTCACCACCAATCTGACTGTCGAGTATTTCAAGGAAACTATCGGCGGGCAGGTGGTCACCGAAATCGACGTGATCAACATGGTGCGGATTGTGGGCGGGGTGGATCACCTCGCCGCGCAACGCGCTGCACTGGGCATCTAAGGAGAGACCTATGACGGACAAGCCTAAACTCCCAACCTACCTCAAAGAAAATGCCGATAATTCGATGACAGTCGATCTGTCGCGTGGGGTTGATGTTGATGGCACAAAAGCCATGAAACTCACCCTTCGCGAACCAGCTGTCAGTGACATGTTGGCTGCGAAAGAGATGGGCAACAGTTCTGCAGATGCAGAGGTCACCCTGATCGCCAATCTGGCCGAGGTTACCCCAGAAGTGATCCAAAGTGCCAAGATGCGCGACTATTCCCGCCTGCAGGAGGCGCTGGATTTTTTGAATGGCTAAGCCCGAAAGTTTTGCGCGCTGGGGTTCTTACCCTGGCGCGTTCAACCGGGTGGTCGGAGGCCGAAATCACTGGAATGTCTGTTAGCCGGCTAATTTGGTGGATTGAGGGGCTGGATGAGAAAGCAAAAACTTAGCGCCAGCATCACGATTGGCGGCGTTCTCGAAAAATCGTTCAAAAAGAACATCGGGCTGATCCGCTCTGGCTTTGAAAAAGTCGGGGATAGCATCAAGTCCGTAAAGGCGCGTCAGAAAGAGCTGACACGTCAACGCAAGGATCTGGTTAAACAGGGCCGGTCTGTCGAGGCCCTTGATCGAGAATATGAAGATCTCGAGCGCACGCTCGTGCAGCTGGCGAAAAAGCAGCGGCGCTGGGAACGCGCGATGCGGGACAGCAGGCGCGTCGGCGAGTCCTTTGGCAAAATGTCTGCAAACATCGGGCGGCTAAGCCGTCGCATGGCGCTGGGCGTGACTGCAGCTGGTGCTGGTATCTTCGCGCTGGCCAGCTCAACGGCCTCCTATGGGGATCAGGTGGCGAAGACAGCGGGCAAACTCGGGATCGGTATCGAGGCCCTGCAAGAATACCGCTATGCCGCAGAGCGGTCGGGCGTCTCAGTCGAGACTTTCGATAGCTCGCTCACCGCAATGCAAAAGCGCCTGGGCGAGGCGGCGCAAGGAACCGGCGCCGCCAAAAAGGCACTGGAAAAGCTGGGGCTGAGCGCCAAGGATCTGGTTAAGCTGGGGCCAGAAGAGGCCCTTGCGGCTATTTCTGACAAAATGCGGGATATCGAGAGCCCGGCAGAGCGCGCGGCGCTGGCGGCCGCATTGTTCAGCCGGTCGGGGATCGGCATGGTCAACATGCTGGGGGATGGCTCAAAGGCTCTGCAACAGCTGCGCGAAGACGCGCGCCGCACTGGCTATGTGCTGAGCGAAGACGCGACGCGGGACGCCGAGGCTTTTGCCGACGCACAGCTTGACGCTCAATTGGTCATCAAAGGTCTGAAAAACACCATTGGCCGTGAGCTTATGCCGGTTGTCACCCGCTCTATGGAGCAATTCAGCGCCTGGGCTGTGACCAATCGTAAAGACATAGCGGCCTTCGCAGAAACCGCAGCAACCAAGATCGAGGCAGCCTTGCCTATTATCGGTCAAATTGTCGAGGGCATGGCGCGAGTGTCCGGGGAGATCGGTGGGGTGATTGCCACGGTGGCCGACATGGTTGGGGGCTGGGAGAACTTTGGTATCGTCATTGGCGGCGTGTTTGCGGCCAAAACCATTGGCAGTGTCGTGAGCTTTGGGCTCTCTGTTGGACGGCTTGGGGCGTCCCTGATCGGCCTTACGGGCGCTCTCCCTATTGTTGCGGGGGGGATCAAGGCGATTGGTGGAGTATTGCTGGCCAATCCTATCGGCCTGGCTGTTGCTGCCATCGCGGGTGCTGCCGTGTTGATTTATCAGAATTGGGAAACCGTGGGCCCTTGGTTTGGTAAGCTCTGGGGAGGGGTGAAAGAGACCTTCAAGGGCATTGGCGGTTTCATTGGTGGAGTCTGGCGGGGCGACTGGGATGCTGCGGCAGAAGGGGCCAAGACAGCCTGGGGAGGCATTAGCACCTTTTACTCTACCATCTGGGATGCGGTCGGATCGGTGTTCAAGAATACCTGGGAGAATGTGATCAAGCCGGTGACTGACGCGCTGGGCGTAACTGATGCGATCACAACGGCTTGGGAAGGGGTTAAAATCTCACTCAAAGCCGTTCTGGACTGGATGGGGCAAAAGTTTGACTGGCTGATGGAGAAGCTGCAGCCCGTACTGGATGGCCTCACATGGTTGCGAGACAAGGGATCTGGCGCGGTTGATGGCATCAAGGGGATTGGTTCTAGCATTGGCGGCTGGTTCGGCGGCGATGAGGAAGAGCCAGAGACCGCATCCAACCGGGCGAATGCGAAGGGTATCTCCGGCTCATTTCTGGGCGGTGAGATTGGCCGGGGGTTCCGCCGTGTTGGTGAGAACGGGCCAGAGACGATCTGGAACTCGAAGGGTGCCTATGTGGCCCATGCGGGCGCGACTGAACGATTGGCCCAGCTGGCGGAACGCGCCGGGCCTATGATGGCCGCAGGAACCGCGCAGGCGTCCCAGGTGGTGCAGCACATCCAAATTGCGGCTGCGCATTTGTCTGTGGCTCAGATCGTTGATGAAATCGAGCGACGGGGCCAGGCGGCGCGAAATGGTGCGCTGTTCGATGCGCCTCATGGTTATGGACAGTATGAGGGCGCATGATGGCGGGCAGAATGATGCAACTTGGGCTCTATCAGTTCAGTATCGACAACGCGGCCTATCAGCGCCTGTTTCGGTCGACTGAATACCGGTGGGCGGCAATCGAGCGGGTCGGCAAACAGGACGCGCTGCAGTTCACTGGCCTGGGTGGGGATACGATCACCCTGCAGGGGATCATTTACCCCCACTACAAAGGGGGCCTTGGGCAGGTGGACAAGATGCGCAGGGCGGCCTCCCTGGGCCTGCCTCTGCCCCTGATCGCGGGCACCGGCAAGGTGCTTGGCATTTGGGTGATTGAGCGCGTGAGCGAAGGGCAGCGCACCTTTGCCGACCGTGGCGCCCCATTGCGACAAGACTTCACAATCAACGTCAGGAGATATGATGGCGGACTCCGCAGCCTCCTACCATTCTAAAGAGGGCGATACGGTCGATGAGATCGTTTGGCGCCACTATGGGAACACTGTTGCCGGTGCCTTTGAGCGCGTTCTCGAGGCAAACCGGGGCCTGGCAGATCTGGGGCCGGTCCTGCCGGTCGGCACCATCGTTTTGCTGCCGGTGTTTGAAGAGACCAAGGAAACAGAGAGCGTCAGCCTATGGGACTGATGGAATTTCTGCCCATGTTTCGGGTCGAGGTGGATGGCGAAAACATCAGCAAGGTTCTGGCCCCGCGCCTGTCGAGCCTGACGGTCACGGACGGGGCCGGGGTCCAATCCGACCAGGTGACAATAGTTTTGAGCGATACCGGGCTCTTTGGGCGCCTGCAGGAACCGCGCCAGGGGGCCGAAATCAAGGTGTGGATGGGTTACCCAATGCGGCTGAG